GTGGTTCGGGATGTGGGGGGATACGAACCCGCCCACCATGGACACGTGGTGGTACTACCAGATGGAGAAACTTGACCCGAAGGACGGCGTCTCGCCTAACGACAATGGGTGGGATGTGTTCAAACAACCATCGGGGCGGAGTATCTACGCGGAGAATATCGAGAACCTGCCGGAGGGGTACTACGACACCCAAGGCCGGTCGGAGGACTACATCCGGGTATTCATCGATGGTGAGTATGGGCTGAGCTCGGCAGGGCAGCCGGTCTATCAGTACTTCCGGCCGGATTACCACATGGCATCACAGCGGCTGCGGCCGATCATCAACGGCACGCGCCCCGTCGTCGTGGGGATGGACTTGGGGTTGACCCCGGCAGCCGTCTTGGGGCAACAGGATCCCCGCGGGCGGGCGCTCATCCTCGACGAGCTGGTGAGCTTTGACATGGGGGTGCAACGCTTCGTCCGCACGATGCTCAAGCCGTTGCTGAATGAACGGTTCTCGGGCAGTCCCATCCTCGTTGTTGTCGACCCGGCCGGCGTGCAGAGGGCGCAGACAGACGAGCGGAGCGCAGTCGACATCATCAGGGCCGAGGGGCTCAAGGTCATCCCGGCCAAGACCAACAAGGTCAGTGCCCGGCTCAACGCCGTCGACGACTACCTCATGAGGCAGGTGGACGGGGACAGTGCGTTCGTCGTGGATCCGCGGTGTACGCAGCTCAAGGCGGCTATGATGGGCGGGTACCGGTTCGACAAGAACGGGAAGATCGACAAGGCCGGTCCGGCCGGGCGGCACAGCCATGTGGCCGAAGCGCTACAGTATCTGATGCTGCATATATCTAGTGCCTCGCTCGACGGGACACACAATATGCAGGCGCGGGCGGTAAAAAGGGTTGCAGCCGCCGGCTGGACATAGTATGCAGAGGGCGTCACTCCGACCTCCCTGTTGGAAACTCGCTCTACTTGCCCCCGTCGGATCCTCCCCCGACGGGGGTCTTTTTTCTTGGGCTTGCCGCAACATATGGCTGTGTGTATATTGTAGGCAGCTATAGCTTGTGATGGAACCTAATGGCTGGCCTGACCATCCTGCGTGTCGTCGACAACGAGACTCTTGCTCGCGCAGAGCAGGAGCGCATCGACCGTGAGTTGGCGGCTCGGCAAAACGATCCATTCGTACTTGGGTTGGTGGCGTATCTACGTGAATGCTGGGACGCGGCTCGTATCGCCAAGAAACCCATCGAGTACATAATGTTGCGCGCCATGCGGCAGCGTAACGGTGAGTACGAGGCTGATAAACTACAGCAGATCCGCGAGCAGGGCGGCTCGGAAATCTACATGATGATTACCGAGGTGAAGTGCCGGGCCGCGGAGAGCTGGCTGCGGGACATCCTGCTCGATCAGGGGACACCCCCTTGGGATCTGCAGCCTACGACAATCCCGGATCTGCCGCCCGACGCCGAGGACCAGCTGCAGCAGGCCGTGGCTCGCCGGCTTGTGGACATCATGCAGCAGACGGGGCAGGCCCCGGCGCAGGAGGACATGGCCGCGCTGCGGGAGATGGTGGCGCAGGACTACAGGTTCTCTCTACTGCAGGAAGCGCAGAACCGCGCCGACAAGATGCGGTACAAGATCGAGGACCAGTTCGAGCAGGGCGGCTGGGCACAGGCCTTCAACGAGTTCATCACGGATCTTGTGACCTTCCCGTGCGGGTTCGTGAAGGGGCCCGTCGTACGCCGGCAGCGGATCCTGAACTACACCAAGGCTCCGGATGGCTCCACGGTTGTGGAGAGCGCTGAGCGGCTCGGGCCGGAGTATGAGCGGGTTGACCCGTTCCGGATCTACCCTGAGCCCGGGATCACCAACATCGCCGACGGGTATCTGTTCGAGCATCACCACATGAGCCGGATGGAGCTGGCCGACCTGATCGGCGTGCCCGGGTACGACGACGATGCGATCCGTAAGGTCCTTGAGGTTGGCAACGGCCAGTCGTGGATCAATGAGGATGTCGAGCTCCAGAAAGAGGAAGAGGAGCGGAAGTTCTACGCCTACAACTCCCCGACCGAGATGTTCGATGCGCTTGAGTTCTGGGGGCAGGTGAGCGGCGAGATGCTGCGCGAGTGGGGGTTGAGCGAAGACGAGGTGCCGGACCCGGCTCGCGAGTACGACGCCAACGTGTGGATCGTCGGGAACTACGTCATCAAGGCGGTCCTGAACTACGATCCGCTGGGCGAGAAGCCCTATGCCAAGACCAGCTTCATCAAGCAGCCCGGCGCCTTCTGGGGCAAGGGGATCCCGGAGATCATCGAGGATCTGCAGAGCGTCTGCAACGCGGCCGCGCGGTCGCTCGTGAACAACATGGCGCTGGCCTCCGGGCCGCAGGTCGAGGTCAACCTCGAACGCATACCGCCGAACGAAGACATCACCCAGCTTCATCCGTGGAAGATCTGGCAGGTGACCAACGACCCGCTGGGGTCGAGCGCGCCGGCCGTGCGTTTCGCGCAACCCGATTCTCGTGCGAACGAGTTGATGGGTGTGTACGACCGGTTCTCTCGGCTGGCAGATGACCACTCGGGTATTCCCGCCTACGTCTACGGGGATCTGAATGTGCAGGGGGCCGGGCGCACAGCGTCTGGGCTCTCGATGCTGATGGGGTCTGCTGGCAAGGGGATCCGGCAGGTTGTGATGCACATCGACAACGATGTGACCCATCCCATCGTTCGGCGCCAGTTCATCTACAACATGCGCTACGACCCGGACGAGTCGATCAAGGGCGATGCCGAGATCGTGGCCCGCGGCGCGATCAATCTGGCGGTCAAGGAGACGGTCAACGTGCGGCGCGTCGAGTTCCTCAACGCGACGGCCAATCCGATTGACATCGAGATCATGGGTGTCGAGGGCCGGGCGGCCATCCTGCGCGAGGTGGCCAAGGGGCTGCAGATGCCGGTCGATCAGGTTATCCCGTCCCGCGAGAAGATGTCCTACGAGGAGCAGCAGCGCGCCAAGAGCGCAGCAGCCCAGATGGGATCGCAAGGTGGCGGTGAGGCCACGCCCACGTTCCCCGGCGGAATGCCGATGGGTGGGCAACAGGCTAACACCGTGATGAATCGTAACACTGGGGGTTCGGCATGAAGCGTCCGGGCCCAGACGTGGTGAAGGCGATGGCTCTGACAAGGCGCCAGTTTCCCGAGCTCTTCGAGTGGCTTAGGGAGTGGTACCGCGAAGAGCTGGAGCGGCTGCCCAGTGTTGGCCAGAACGTGACTCTTGCTCAGGGGCGGTGTCAGGTTCTCAAGGAGCTTCACGACCACATGGAAAAGTCCCCTGACTGGGCAGCACAATCCAGAGGATAGCTGCGGATTACGCACACCGATAAGGAGCGTTCAATATGGCACTACCGGCGCAAGTCCAGAAGCAGTCTGAGGCAGTGAACAAACTGTACGAAGAGCTCAACGGTAAACCCGAGGAGGCCGGCGTGGATAACGCCGAGGCCGCCGAGGAGACTGTTGGGGTCGATACAGCCGACACGGCCGACAGTGATGGCGGACAAGCACCCGCACCCCGGCAGGAAGAGCAGAGTGCCGCGGGTGACAAGGATGAAGAAGAGACCTACGAGCAGCGTTGGCGGTCCCTGCAGGGGATGTACAACGCTGAGGTTCCACGGCTTCACGCTGAACGGCGTGAGCTGACCAATCGCGTGCAGCAGCTGGAGCAGCTTCTGGCGTCGATGACCGCCAAACCCTCGGGGCAGGCTGAGACGCCTGCAGAAAAGCTCATTACCGAGCAGGACATCGAGGATTATGGCGACTCCATCGACGTGATGCGTCGGGTCTTCCGCGAGGAGGCCGGAGCGCTGAAGCAGGAGAACGCCCAGCTTCGCCAAATGCTGCAGCAGATGCAGGCAAATGTTGTGCCCAAGGTACAGCAGCTGTCACAGCGTCAGGCTGTATCGAGCGAGCAGGCGTTCTGGGCAGAGCTGCAGACTGCGGTTCCAGACTGGCAGGACATCAACACCAGTCGGGAGTTCCAGTCGTGGTTGCTCGAAGTGGATCCGCTGACTAACGTGCCGCGCCAGACATATCTGGAGGACGCGCAGCGGAATCTGGACGCACGTAGGGTTGTGAACTTCTTCACCGCTTGGAAAGGGCAGGCCGGTGTACCGAATGCTCGGAGCACGCGGACAGCGCAGTCAGCCTCGGAACTTGAGAAGCAGGTCGCGCCCGGAAGGGGGCGGTCCGGTGGAAACAAGACGGCCGGGGAACCCAAGACCTATACCCAAGAGGACATCAAACGGTTCTTTACCGATGTCCAGAAGGGGAAGTACAAGGGTAAAGAGACTGAGCGGGACCGCATTGAGCGCGACATTTTCGCTGCACAGCGGGAAGGTCGTATCGTAACTGCATGATCTAGGAGCTAACAGATGGCTTTCCCTGTCGCCGGCGGCCGCCCGAACTATAGCGGCAACTTCATTCCCGAGATCTGGTCGGGCAAACTGATCGAGAATTTCTACGACGCCACCGTGCTCGCAGCGATCTCGAACACCGACTACGAAGGCGAGATCCGGAGCATGGGTGATACGGTCAACATCCGTACCACGCCGGAAATCACCATTCGGGACTACGTCAAGGGTCAGACCCTGACGGTCGAGAACCCCGACAAGCCGAAGCTGCAGCTTGTCATCGACAAAGGCGAGTACTTCGCTTGCGTCGAGGACGACGTGGACAAGGTCCAGTCGGACATCAACATGATGGACACTTGGTCCAAGGACGCCTCCGAGCGTATGAAGATCAAGATCGACCAGCGCGTTCTGACCGACCTGCTGCCTGACATCGCGGCCACCAACAAGGGTGCGACTGCGGGCGAGCAGTCTGCCTCGTTCAACCTCGGCACCAGCGGCGCTCCGCTGTCGGTGACCAAGGACGGCGCTGGCGGTACCACTTCGGTGGTCGATCTGATCGTCGACATGGGCACTGTTCTCGACGAGGCGAACGCCCCCGAGGGCGACCGCTACCTTGTGATCCCGGCCAAGATGGCAGGGCTCATCAAGAAGTCGGAGCTGAAGGACGCATCGCTGACCGGCGATGGTACTTCGGTGGTGCGCAATGGCCGGCTCGGCATGATCGACCGGTTCACGATCTACGTGTCGCACAACCTGTACGTCGACTCGGGCAAGTACAGCCTGATCGCTGGCCACAAGATGGGCTTCACCTTCGCATCGCAGATGACGGAGATGGAATCCCTGCGTGCCGAGTCGACCTTCGGCAACATCATTCGCGGACTGCAGGTCTATGGCTACAAGGTTGTGAAGCCGGAAGCCATCGCGCAGGCCGTGGTCTCGTTCTAAGGAGGGTCGATAGATGACTGCTTACACCGACAGCCTCGGCTTCAATAAGGGTACCGCGGATGCGTACCTCGCCCAAGGCAATGACCACCTGACGGTCATGTCCGTCGAGCTGAACTTCGCAACGATCATTGCAGCGCGTTCGGCGGCCGGGGTTTCGGCCCTGACCACCAGC